CAAAAGAGGATGTTGTTCAGCGGGGGTCTGTCTTAACTGCTTTTTTGTTTTCTGTTCTCTCTTAACCGTACTCCGCACGATAGTAAGCATTCAGCCTGATGGCGCGGAACAAAAGGGTTACACGGTATGCCGTAAGGCTAGGGGGCAGTTCCCGAACAATCCGTGGTGCTGGTCGAATCTGCAAGCACAGGGGTTAGGCAACTAACATGCAGATGCCGTTAGGCGGTGAAACATCCTCTCTCTAACCCATTTTTCCGTGGGGTAGGGGGGTCTTTGGGTGAAAAATAACAAAATGCCCTCTACGGGAGTTGCATGTGCCATCGGGAAGATACATGCACCTCCCGCAGTTCAATGAAATAGAGAGATAACATGAACATAGAATTAGACGCACAGGATTTAATATACGCGGCGCATCATGCAGGTGTGATACAAGCAGTGAAACAAATGCAAATGCTGAAAGGAGATGTTGTTAATCACAGGATATCTAATCTTAGTGATTTCAGCATTCATTACGTAGGCTTACTCGGCGAGGTTGCTTTAGGTAAGGCTATAGGCATTAAACCCAATGTAAATATTACCGTAGGTGGTGACGGGAATATAGACATGACATACCAAGGTATGACTATACAGGTTAAAACAAGCACTCATAAAAACCTGCATCACCCGCAGATAAGATATTTAATATTTAATAGTATTGAAGACTTCTCTACGGATTTAGCCGTTCTTTGTTCAATTCAAGAAGTTTCCACAGTGCGGATTCATGGGTTTGCAACTCATCGTAAGTTTGTGTCTAATGTTGTTACTCAAGATTTTGGTTATGGCGTTAGATATTGTTTAGATGAGAAACATTTATCCCCCATGGAACGTTTCCAAGAGGGAATCAATTACTTAAAGGAATCAAAATGACACGCGATTACAAACAGGAATACAAGACGCAGAAAGAACGCAACGAACATCCAGACAGAATGGAACGGCAGCGAGCTCGGCGTAAGCTCGACGCGAAGGGTGTAAACAGAGAAGGCAAAGACGTAGCTCATGTCAAAGCTCTATCCAAGGGTGGCAGTAACAAAGACGGTGTAAAGCTGCAGTCCCCGTCGGTCAATAGATCGTTTAAACGGAAGTCAGACGGCAGTATGAAATGATCGAGAGCCTAATCCATCATTATCATTTCGACAGTTCAGCTAGGGTATCTTGCCCTTACTGTTCTACAGAACGCAGAAAAGCAAATCAAAAAGATATGACCTTGACCCGCAAGCCAGATGGGGCTGTTGTCTATCATTGCCATCATTGTCAGACCAACGGGTCAGTTCAGCCTATTAAGGAGAGAAAATTGTCAGTCGTTCCCAACGTTCAAATAACAAAAAATGAATTAACCGCAGATCATTATGCTTGGCTAGAGACTCGGGGAATCCTGAAAGACACCGCAGATAAGATGAAACTGTTTGCCGCAGATAAGTTCTTCCATAAGGTTGGGAAGCGATGCGACTCCATAGGTTTCCCGTATTATCGTGATGGTGCGTTTGTCTCAGCCAAATACCGTAGCTTTCCCGAGAAAGACTTTACTCAAGAAGCCGGTGGCGCGCATGATTTCTTCGGGATCGATCAGGTGGAATCTGGTCAGCCGCTAATCATCGTAGAAGGCGAGATAGATTGTCTTACTCTGATGCAGTGTGGTTTAAACAACGTCGTCAGTGTTCCATCGGGAGCTCCGATGAAGGTGGCAGACGGGAAGGTATCTGCGTCGGAGGATAAGCGGTTCTCCTATGTATGGAATGCCAAGGATGTTATTGATGCCGCCCCCTACGTTGTCATTGCTACAGACCAAGACGCGGCAGGTCAGGCGTTAGCCGAGGAATTGGCTAGAAGGATTGGTAAAGACAAATGCCGGTTAGCTAAGTTTAACAAGAAGGATCTCAATGAAGTTTACATGTCAGGCTTCGATGACTTCGCCATCGATGACCCGTCTCAACATGGCACGGATCAAATCGCAGAGATCATTAGAACGGCAGTGCCTTACCCAATTGCAGGGATCTCCGATGCAACCAACTTCTTAGATCGTTTAAACGTTCTATACGACAAGGGAACTGGATCAGGGATATCTACTGGCTTCTTAAATGTAGATAAGATATATACCGTAGCCTCCGGTCAAATGACCGTAGTGACTGGTTATCCATCCTCTGGTAAATCTAACTTTGTAGATCAGATCATGGTGAATATTGCTAGGAACAATGACTGGAAGTTTGCCATCTGTTCCTTCGAGAACCAACCAGAGATCCATATCACCAGACTCATGGAGATCTACACCAAGAAGAGGTTCTTTGAGGGTGAGAACCGGATGACCCAAGCAGATAAGGATAAAGCGTTTAAATGGGTTTCCGAGCATTTCCTATTCCTCGATACGCAGGGAGAAGAGCCTTCAACGATAGACTCTATCCTTGACCGAGCCAAGGTAGCCGTTAAGCGTATGGGCGTTCGCGGGATGGTCATAGACCCATACAACTACATAGATTTATCGCGTGATACCACAGAGACAGATGCCATCAGCCGGATGCTGACTAAGGTTCAGACCTTCTGCAAATCCTACGACATCCATACATGGTTTGTCGCTCACCCGTCTAAGATTAATAGATCGGGAGTGGAACAACCTAGACCGGATGGCATGTCAATCTCAGGGTCAATGGCATGGTGGGCAAAGACTGATTGCGGTATCACAGTCCACCGAACGACAGACAATGTGCAGATCGCAGTCTGGAAATGCAGGTTTCGATGGGTCGGAGCGCAGGGCGAAACAACCCTCGCATATAACAAGACCGCAGGAACTTACGCAGAAGAACTAGATAAATTTGTTTAAACGGGAGACAACATGAACATACGGGAACAAGTGGCAGAGATAGAAGAACAAGCCGTCGTCTTAGACCCATCTGCGTTTGATGAGGCTATCATTGGAACGGTAGAAAAATACGGGTGCTCAGTCGTGGTTGCCTATGATAAAGACAAGATCATAGAGATTCTAATGCGGGATATGTCAGCAGATGAAGCCCTTGAATACTTTGACTACAACATACTGGGCGCATGGATGGGGGGGTATACCCCCTGCTTTGTCACATGTTTAAACGGTGACCCGTCTAAGTAATGACCCGTCTAAGAATTGGATGGCTCTTAACAGCCATCCAGTTTAAAAATCCATCAGAATCCATCAGAGTCCATTAGAATCCATTAGAATCCATTTGCTTACTTTTTTATTGTTCGGATAGCGTTTAAACGTAACTAATAACAACACCGGGAAGCTCCCGGGAATGTTTATAGCGTTTAAACGTCATTCCGAGATCCAGCAATGAGCTGCTGGTGCGTTTAAACATCATTATTGTTAATGCGTTTAAACACTTATTTCGCTTATTTCTCATACTTACTACGCAATAATTAGGAACGTTCTAACGGAAATTAGGAACGTTCTAACGGAAAAAAGCCCACCGAAGTGGGCTAACGTTTGGCATAGAACATTGCGGTAATGAGATCTGGATACGTGCCGCATATCTGAGGCACTCGGCTAGTGGGCATCCTGCATACCTGAAAACCCTTTCGCCACCTGATAAACTTATCACCCCGTTTAACTGTGCTCAACTCATTTAACAACTCTAGATCATCGAACTTGTAAGCTTGCTGTAAGAATGTAGGATGACGATCTGTTAATGCTTTAATCATCCAATACCTCCGTTACCACAAAACCCTCTGCAATGATGCTACCAACCTCTAATGGTTTACCATCCATGTAAAAGAAAATAGACTCATCCTCTGCGTCTTCGATTAAATCCCATTCCTCTAATGCAACTTTAAATTGATTGATGATGCGCGCAGGTTCTTCTATCCAATATCCGCATACAAGCTTGATCGTATACTTATGGCAATGGATATCCGAGATAGTTAAACTCTCATCATTCAAAACAACCCAACAAGACGCAGGGATTGACTTAGCAATTGATTCAGCTTGCGCTTGGTCTTCCGCGTCAACTTCTAATTCTAATTCTGTATTTAAGTAAGCCCTAATTGTATATTTCATTTTACTGTTACCTCATCTGCAATTATTTTCAACGTTTCTAAATTAAGACCATTTGTATGATTGTAATCACGATAAGCACATTCTAGTATTTCACGCGCTTGAAGTTTTCCTATTGGGTAGTCAATGCACCTTTTAACATCGTCAACATGCCACCATACAGCCATCCAATCAGGCGATGCTAAACGCTCTATCATCTTAAGGTCTGGCAGTATGTGACCCGATGGTAAATCTATCTCAATTATTACTTTCATGATCCCCCCAGTATGATATCAAGTGATAAAACCAATACAAAGAACAAGTAAAAAGCAGGTATAACGACAGCACAAAATACAACTAATCCTAATTGTTTCATGATGACCCCTCTAATGAATTTCAAAATCGGTGGACTGCATCTGGTATTCATACATCGCTCGAATACCATCTAAAATCGGCTCGACTTCTACACTGGTCTGCGCGCACACCACCGATAGAGAATTGGATAGCGCGATAACGACTATCTCAACATTGCTATTGCTACACTCGTTCAGTATTGCCCGTGTTAATTCAACGATCTTATCGTGCTTGTTCATATGACCCCCTTATCGTTTAAACGTTTAAATAATGATTCAACATCCTGCAATAAATCGACTGCCCCGACATCGTGAGGTGGTGCTAGATTCTTAAGGCAGTCAGATAACGCTATGACCAACTCAAGCAATTCGGGTGCGCTTGCACATAGGATCGCATTACGCCTTTGCTGTAGTAGCGCGATCGACTTACTACCGCAGTCAGCGATCAAGGTAGTGTTAGTCGCATCCCAGACCGTGGTTCGATTCAATCCCTTGCCCGTAGGCACATGCCATACTGGTATCATAAATACCTTCCTATAATGACTTAATGACTTGTTTAAACGCTACATCTGCAAGGTCTGATATCTTTTTAACATTCACTGAATTGGTGAAGTATTTAAGCGATGATCCTGCGTGTAGACCAATGACCACCAACACAATACCTAAGCGATCAGCGACAGACTGCACATGCTTAACGTGGGGACTGACGAATCCCTCGGTATCAGTGATGACGAATAAGACCTTGCGCTGTTCTTTCTGCTGATCCAATTGATCCAATGCATTTATAAATGATGCATAGTCCGGAGTGCCAGAATTATTGACCAAGGTTATACAACCAAGCTTGGCTTGCGATCTGCGTAGTGGCTCACCCCACTTTTTAAACGGCACAAACATAGGGTTATCCATCTTATAACTATTGCCACCGATATTGACCTTTGCATCCCTGCCATCAGTAAAACCGGTCACCGAGAATGACACCTTTGCGCGATCCAGAATATCAGAGAGAGTGATTGCGACATCCTGTGCCATGTTAAGCTTTTCTGAATTGCCATCTGTCATCGATGCGCTAAGGTCAATCAAGATTGACACCGCAGACTTGATCGCAGGGGCATACCCTTTTACTTTAAATACATCTGCGCGCCCCGCACCGACTCGGGAGAATGCGCGCTTATCAAGCCTACCGGACTCTTGATGCGTCTTATGCCCGACTGTGTCGGTAGAGCGCAGTAGTCTAAGCAAAGCTACTTTGTTGCCACCTAAGCCAGTGATGCGCGAACGACTCGCATCGAAGGATGCTTGCGCGCTTCTTTGTGTGATTGTTTGCATGATAACCCCTTAAAATAATTTGATTTCAGATATGACAGGCGCGCCTACATGTGGGCGATCCACTGCGCTATCAGCTACAGGCACATCACCCTTTACATTAGCGAGCGGCTCGATAGAGCGCTGTTGTCCCTTTGGTGTAGTCTTGACTGGCTTGCCCTTGCCTTCGCCTTCGCTCTCGCCTTCGCCTTCGCTCTCGCCAGTGCCTTCGCCTTCGCCATCGCCTTGACCCTCGCCTTGGCTCTCGCCAGTGCTGTCTGAGCCATCGGTGTTGGTGTCTTGACCCTTACCCTTACCTTCGCCCTGCGGATCGCTCAGGAGGGCATCTAGCAGAGTCTTAGCGGCATCTGCAACACCTTGTGTATTGCGGGACTTGCGCGCTGAATGCAGAGCATCCCAGATCGCGGCAGACCAAGGCGACTGATCTACTATGCATGGGTAATTTAATTGGTAGCCGTTTAAACGCCTACCTTCGATCGCGCAGATAAAAGCCACATTCTCGATATCATCGGGTTGAACATAGCCGTCAATCAATAGCCAATTGGTAAGATCGGAAAGCAGATTACGGGAATTTTCTAGTGCCTTTGAATCGATGACGCACTGCTCCATTCTCGGATCTTCCAAGCCATTAATCAGCCGGTGCAGGAATTTACCCTGCCCCTTGGGCGCGCCTGATACCGCCTTGTCCCAAGCCTTGCAGTCTGTGAATTTGGCATGACCACCCTCGTGTATCACCATTGCGACATAGCGATTCACATCGGCGATAGTGAAGTGCAGGGTTTCATCAATCGCGGGAAAGATTACATTCAATTGCCCATTAACGAAATTCATACCTGCCGATTGCCCAACATAAACAACCCGCACCGTATACCCCAGTGCCGCAGTGTAGCGCTCCAGAGTAGCGCTGATAGCGCGCTTGAATTTTATGCCATCCATTATAGCCCCTCATTGAATTGGTCAAGGTCAATACATGCCGCGAATATCGCCAGTAATTCTGGCGCGCAATCCTTCGGGTATTTATTCACAACGCAGGACTCGAATGCGCTTTGCACACCGACACCCAGTCGTGCCAAGTGAGCCCAAGCCAATAGCTGACGCAAGCTTGGTGGCTGAGTCAGCGCACCGCTTGCCGCTTTGGTGCGCGCCACATTGGCAAGCTTGACTATCGATAGAGCCGCATCCGCACCAATCCCTGTCCTGCCCACAATCAATTTAACTTCGCTCGACTCGGGCAGGTAGTCGAATTTGAGCGCTGTCTGGAATCGATCTGTGAGCGCGCTGTTGCATTCGTTCGTGCCTGAATAATTACCAGACTCGTCGCCACACCCGAGCGTATTGTCAGCGGCACAGAACACCACATCCTGCGCGACTGTGAATTTCTTGCCGCAGTCTGTTTCAATGGTTCGCACTGGCTTGATTTCAAGTAGCGAGTGCAGAGCAATCGCGCAATGCGGATTCAATGCTGACATCTCATCGAACAGAATTACTGTTGCGGGTTTTAATGCCGCCTTTAGCACAATCCCCTCTCGAAATACACATGATCCACCGGTCAATATATCGCCCCCGATAAACGATATGCTATCCATGTCCTTGTGACAGGATATCCGCACTAGAGGTCTGCCAGTGCGAGCCGCGTATTGCTCAAAAAAGCTAGTCTTGCCTGTAGAGCGCTCGCCACCTCCCCAAATATTCATGCCGTGGTCAAACAGGGCAATGGCTTGTCTCAAGTGCTCTTCTGGGAATACGTAATCCGACAGCACCGCAGGTGCATCAAGTGAGTCAAAGCATTTAACCATGACGGGAATGCCACTTCGATCGTTTAAATCGATCCCGAATACATCCGCGCAGGTGCGTAGCGTGTGTGGCAGTTGACTGTCGGCAATCTCAGCGATCTGCTCTGGCGTGACTTCTGACTTGAATTGTGCGAATGCTTGCCCGACAGCTTGCCCGATCAACGACTCGACTTGCGCTTGGTCTACCGATGCACCTGCAGTCTTGATTTTGCCTACCTTGCGATTAATCTCAGTCGTGAAGTCGCTGACTTTTTGTGCTAGATCATTCAAGACATTATTGCTGTAATCAATCGATTTAACTGCATTAGTGATATCGCCCTTTAAGCTACTGGTCTCTGCCGCAAGCCTATTCACCTGCGAGCCAACACCGCTCACAGTCTGCGACAGATCACTGATCATAGTCACATGATCCTGCACAATTTTAACGACATTCGGGGCAGGATTGGGTAAGACAGGCGCGAGGTTACAGGCTGAATTCTGAGCCCCTCGGTTTTGAGTCATTGCCGCTTTGAATTCATCCATCGTGAATTTATTAAATTTAATCGCATCGGCAATCTCATCCACTAATCCGACTTTATCTAATTTATCGATATCACCCATGATGCCATAAGACAAAGCATGTGATAAAGCGTGAGCGGCTTTACGCAGTAGTGATTCTGGATATCTGCTAATTATCGCCTTACTCATTGTCGTCACCCTTTGTCTCAAGTGCTAGAATCTCGCCATCAGTCGGGCAGATCGGCAAGCCCTTGTCTGCCCACTTTTTAGTCAGCCGCACTTGATAGCCGCAGTCTGGACATTTAGCAGACAACATCCGCGTTGACTGTGCTTTCTTCGTGCCTGTGCTGATTGCTCCGTGCGGATAGTCACCGAGATCTAGCAACATTGGCTCGAATGCTGTTATAAATGCAGAGCCGCCCGTCAGCGCATTCAGATGCCCATCAAGAGCCATTGCCCTGACGCATTTTTCATAGTCAACACCCTTGGACTTGCCTGTAGCCGCATGAGCCAATTGTGATATTAATACTGCGAGCACAGTAGGCGCTTGATCTAGCGTGGGTGAAATCAGTATTTCATGGAATCCATCAGCAGATGCCTTGGCAGGAAAGTGCTCGCCCAGTGTGCCGGAGCGCTTGTAAGTGCTAGGGAATCCACACGACACACGTATAGCCGTAGGTAGCGGGAATCCTTCTACTGCGAAGGAGGGGCGTAATTCTTTTACACAATTATTGAGCCAGTCTTCACGATTCATGATTTTAATCTCCAGATAGTCGGCAAGTATTTGCCGCAATGCACCCAGTGGATGCATTACGTCAGGCACTAGCTAAAATATAATCTTGCGCGGTGTGTCTCAGCGTAGTCACCGCTCACTGCGTCAATCCGATAATTCTCGCTATTGTCTTCAATATCCCACGTAAATCGAGCAGGTAGTGAATCAGTGAATATATTGATTTGCTTAATCTCATGCTCTTCTAATCCAGAATAATCGTCATTGATTAGCGCACTGAGCCAGTGCCCTGCGATATTGTATTCGTAATAATCGTTCATAATTAATCCTTTTAGTCTTTGAATAAATTGTGGAAAATCCAGATTTTTATAGCGATTAAAGCGATTGTGTATAGTGTGATCTCTAGCATGTTAGCTCCTTAAGTGTTTTAGATTGTGTTTGCCGGCACAATTGTCATGATCTTGTTCCTTAATTAGTGCGGCAATAGCGCCAAACAAATAGTAACACTAGTATTTGTTATGTGTAAACAATTATTTTAAATAAATTATTAATTCTTTTTAGCGCCAGTCTGTTTGCTTGAATTTGCGCTTATATAGTGTGCTACTGGCATATGCAATTATGCGTTACACACTAGTATTGCCGGAATTCAACGCACTAGCATATTCCATGCCAATTGATAAAATTGTGAACAATATCGGTTCAAACGGCATATGGTTTAAAAGCCCTTAAAGGGGTCGCCAAGCGATCGGTGACGATTATGGGGTGTGGGTATCAAAAAAAGATTTGATGAGCTCCTGAGCGATTTTGGGTTTTTTATCCACAGAATTATGCACAGGTGTGGATAACCTTGTGGATAACCATTGTGGATAACTTTAAAGCTTGATAAACTTGCACAATGCGAACGATTGGGCGCGGGGCGATCGGTGTAAACGTTTAAACATGATTAGTGAAAAGGGGTGATAACGATGGGTGATATTGATAGCAAGCAGGACTTGATCAGTGCGCTAGAACAGGCGAGCGCGGAGGTTATTGCACAGTCGCATACTGCCGATGTCGGGCAGAGCGTTGATAGCGAAGCGGAACGGTTGGCGGCTCAAGCAGAACCACCTCTAGTATCAAGTAATGGGGTGATCAAAGGAGGTGGTGAACACACAGACAATAGACCTTTAACGACTAAGCAGATGGCTTTCTGTCAGGCTATTATAGAGGGCAATAGCAATCGTGAAGCCTACCGTATTGCCTACGGGAATGCGACAACCGATGCTCGAACAGCATCGAGTAATGCAAGCAAACTGCTAAAGGATCCTCGCATACAACGGGTGATCAGAGCAGGGCAAGACATGACGATAGAGAACATGGTGGATGATGTGGTGAGTGCGAAAAGATTCGTGATGGGGAAGCTGTTATCTCTATGCTACAACGCTCAAACAGAGAGCGCTCAATTACGTGCATTAGAATTAATGGGAAAAGCATCGGGAGCGTTTACACCAATAGCACAGCGTGATGACAGCAACGTAGATGCCGGTGTGCTCAAGGCTGAGATAGCAGAGCACATGCGCTTGATGCGTTTAAACAAGCCAAAGCTTAAAGCCGTTTAAACACTTATATAGTCATGCGTTTAAACATATATATATAGCGATGCGTTTAAACACGTGGCTTGTCATGCGTTTAAACATGCGAGCGTGTCATGTGTTTAAACAGTCGGGATGGTGCAACTGGTATCAACTGGTCTCTGGATGACCCACCGTGTCCCCACCCAACCCTGTGGCAGTGAACCACCCTGCTGCGCTATACGCT